GATACGCGACTTCGGATGTTTAGTTACACCGACTAATTTCGTTACAATTAATTCAGACTTCTGAAGATCAGGATTAACCACACGCATACATGATGGGCAGATATCCTCTTGGGATTCTTCCATCATCAGATTCAATGGAACATCTGAATCATCTGGTGTAACTTTATCTCTTTGAAGATCACTTCTTACCTTGTCACCCATCTCCGCCTGACAGAGTGGACAGATGGGCTGTTCGTAATGTTCGATTTCTTCTTTGTATTGTTTTTCTTCGTATGTTCCGTAGGATTCATCTGATTTCGCATAGGAATAACACGCCGTCATTCCTTCAGTCATGAAAACGAATAATGCATGTAACCACAGCAAGGGCGCATCGTTATGTTTGAATAAGAGTTCAGCTATCTTATCACCAGCTTTAGCTGTAGCTATGTCGAGGGGATTATCAGCATCGTCAGGATAGCAAGTAATACTAGGAACAGTGACAGACAGAGCAGCAATAATGGATTCAATGTACGCCCTAAAGATATTAACCGGCTTATCATATGCTGCCTGATCTGAATCTGCACTTAATCTATCTGAATCTGGTTGACGCCAATCATGGTTTACTTCACTGTAATAAGTGTGTTGAATATTCTCCCACATCAGTTTCAATTGACGCCATACTTTGATCTGACGATCTCGTACAGCACGATCTTCATCATCGAAATGATCGATGACTTCTTTAAGTAATTTTTTGATTTCGTCGTCTAGTTCTGGTTTAGCCATTTTAATACAACTGCCGTCTCTTGTTGGGATCGTAGATGGGATATTGTGGTTCTACGCGCCAAGGTTGACTCGCGTATCCAGCATTACGACCCGCTGACATTGCTTCACCGAAACTAGATTGTGGAATCGCAGCATTGCCCATGATTCCACCATTCATTGGATCATCTGAAATGACTGATGGATTACGTGAACCAGCAATACTACCAAGTACACCTGTTGGATTTTTAAGGACTCCCTTGCCAACTTCCTTACCAACATTACCTAGAATACTTCCAATGCCACGACTTCCAGCATTAGCTATTTTATTATTTACTCCACCTACTGCACTGTTTACAAAAGTGCCAGCCTTAGATGTACCAAGTCCCGCAACTTTATCAAGACCAGGAATTTTACCACCAACAGCGGATAGACCTGCACCGATGCCACCACTGATTAGTGCATCTTTCCAACTACCACCACTAATTTTCTTATCAGCAGCAGCAAGTCCACCCTGCAATGCCAATCCTAGTGGTATACCAACGCCGGGAATAGCCATAGCCGCATAAGGTGCTACCTTTAATGCAACTTTCCCGACTTTTTTCATTACGGACTTGAAGCCCATCTTAGTATCCTACTGGTGGCTGCTGACGCTGACGCATCATTGCAATTTTATTACGTAGTCCACCCATCATTCCTTGTGATGGTCCAATCCGGCCCATCTGTGGATTCATTGGTTGGACTTGTGGTTGCATTTCTTCCATAGGAACTTGTGGTGCAACATCAGGAGCCATTTGTGGTGGAGGAACTGATGGACCGATACCCGGCTTCATCATTCCCTGACCTAATGCACCGGGAATTGCACGACCTAATGTCTGCATACCTGGAGCACCAGAGCCGCGTATTGCATTACCAACTTGTTTCAATCCCGGTGCATTCAATGGACTGAATTTATTTTCTCGATCGAATGGATTGAGTGCTTTCTTGAGTCCTTGCATGAATGGCATTGACTTAACCTCTTAATGGAATGTCAGCGATTCCAAATGCTCTCATTACTAGAAACAATGCACACAGTACAGCAATGAAATAGATGGCAATCTTGAATGGTTCAGCCATTGGAACTTGAGACGTAAGAAACCATACGACGAATCCGATGATCGCCAACGTAACAAGTAACGTAATCATTTCTTTTCCTTTTTTGAACCATGTTCAAGGAATTTACGCGCATCACTAGGTCCCAGACCTTTCTTCTTTATTGAGCCATACGCCACTGCTTCCATGAACCGACGTTGTTTCTCGCTCTTGGCTGGCATCATCTTCTCCTACACCAAGTTCTTTTTCCAAATCTTCGATAGATTTACTGACTGATTGTTTAGATGCCGTGATTTCGACTTCCTTGTCACGCATCAATTGTGCTTTCTTACGATCTTCAGCTTCAAGCATCTGTTGACGTACACGCCAAGGAACGAATTGTGGCATGATTGGTTGTGGTGGTTCGGACTTCTCTATGAGTGGTTCAGGCTGCTCCTTAGTCAACAACTTATGTAATAGCTCCTTACGCTCTCTATTGCTCTCATCGAGCATAGAACGCAGGACTTCACATGTTTGACAGGGGAGTGGCTCCAGCTTGAACCACTTATACAAAAGTTCTTTAATCATTATTTTTAACGACGATGATATCGAACGACTGGTTTAATTTCATCATCTGATTCAGTCTTTTGCATGTTACGATAGAATGCCGTCCAATCTCTATCTGCACTTAACTGTTGGACGAGTTCTTCTTGCTTTTGTATCTTCTTCCATTCCGTGTTTGCTTCATCAAAGAATGATTCCGCAGCATCAACAAGATAGCGAAGACCGTCGATAGGATCGTCACCATCGAATTCCGCTATATCTTCCGCAGGTTTATTACCTTTAGGCTTATCGTAACTACACGCTTTAATAGCCTCGACGAGAACCGGCGCGCACCCATTGAATATCTGGAGTTTTGGGATATTGGTCTCGGGTTCCTGCGGATTGAATGATGCGAGATAACTCTTATACTCAACTAATCCCCGATTCCGCATGATCCACATTGCATATTCTTCATTATAGAATCCAATATCTTGTTGATTTAGTTCCTTCGGCTTCCATCGAAGGTATTCATGTATAAGCAACTTTCCAGCCACACGCGAACCAGGTGTATTGTTAGACAACTCAACTGATTGTCCCAACTCTTCTTCGATTTGTTGCTGAATTGTATGTTCTTGCCCTCTGTCCTGACCTGCGCTCTTGCATATTCTAATAAGCCGTGGGTGTTCTTTGTCGATGTGGAGTTTGACATATTGTGCCCACTCACTGATTTTAGTTTTGATCCAAGTCTGTTCACGATAAATGAATACGCGCTTTGATGGACTGATTGCCGCGTAACCGAACCACGTCATTGCGGCGAAACCCCAATCACCTATTAGAATACGCGGCCACCATGTTGGGATATCAAATGGTTCGACAACATGTATCGCGTTAGCTGGTTCGTCCTCAAATTTATGGTCACGAAATTCATCGAATACCTGACCCTGATATGCGTCCCAGTCACCAAGTTCCTTCGCCTTTCGCTCAGCCTCGATCGTAATACCTTGGAGACTTTGCTTATATGTGGGGTCAATGTATTTATTGTCCTTCAGTGTTGCATGAATATAGATTCGTTTGTTTCCACCTTTGCCAACGATGATTTTTCCACCTTTTGGTTCAGGCTTAATGAATCGTTTGTAAGTCCATGTATGCCCAATACCCCCAGGCATACCAGCGGCTCGAATAATGGAAGGCAATTCCGGGACAGGACTTCGTACGCGCTGGAAACCAATATACAAGTATATCCATTCAGTGATGGACGTGAGTTCGTCCGGGGTATACAAGTTAATTTGCATTGAGTCGTACTTATGGACATCATCTTCATTCTCACAATGACCGAGAAAGATCATTGATCCACCATTAGTTGCACGTTCCATTGCGCCATATTGATCAGGACGCGGGAACGTCCAACACATTTCAGTTTTATTTAGTGTCGCTCCGAACCGTCTGTACAACTCCCTACTTCTTGGAACAATTTCATTCCTCAGTTCAGGGAATGTACGACGCATGAACACTTGTTTGAACAGTGGATGCTCATGCCATCGATGGACGATCCCGTATAACAACAACACATCTGATTTACCTGAACCCGCGCCACCACCATACATCGCTTCTTTGATGGTGGTTGGAATTGAAAGAAACAATTCCTGTTTGGGTTCTGGTTTCCATTCATTTCGATTCGATGAACGGAAATCTTGTGGTACTTCAGTGTTCATTGTCTGTACGTGCCGCTGACTGACAACGATGGATTCAATCCATTAGTTGATGCTTCTTTGAAGATTATCCCATTAACGAATATCTGGACTGAAAGGAATGTCGAGACATTGAATGGACCAGTGGATGCATCTAGTGAAAGGAATAGACTAGTTGATTTCAATTCAACCCGTGTACTGAATGGAATAGTGGTAACAACTTGTGTCAAGCCATCAAATGAATTGAAATATCTAATCGTTGCGCTAGGTGCGATGCCATTGACTCGATATTCAATTACATCTCTTCCATTGAATCCACTTGGCGGATTAGACCCACCATTAGGGGATGATGGACTAGTCGATGAATCATATGTTCTAATGTCATTACATCCCGCTATTCCTACGAGTAGAGCCACTACTAGTAGTCTCTTCATAGAACCTCTTTCAATTAATCTTGTGTTAGTCGAACTACAGCTGCTCCAGCAGTTGAACGAATGAATGCGCCATTGACTTTTGCCGCACCACCGACTAGTGTAACAGCTGATTTAGTGGCAAACGTGATATCATTCGATTGTTCGAATGCCGCGCCACCTGAATCACTGTACAATGTTACACTGATACCCGGCAAAGCATACACAACATTCTGAGTCAGTGTAGCAGTTGGACCGATTGGAATTGATTGTGTAGGCATGGTTCGCTTCGCTCACTTTACAGGTGGTGGAAGTGGAGGAGTAAATGATTTAGATGTGGAGAGTGCAGCAGGAGTAGATTCAGTGAATGAAAAGTCCATCGAGTTGGACATTACACCATTACCACCCTGAACTTGGATGGGAACTACAGCAGGTGCCTGCCATAGTGGCATGTTCACACCAGTGGTCAATTCAGTGTCTGAAACGAATGTAGTGGGTTCCTCGAATCCATTGAAGATAATCACGGACTCGGGGGTGAATCCTTTACCCATTACATGGATATCAAATGATTCACTGCCGAGAACTACCGTCGATGGATTGAGGGATGTAACTTCTGATGGAATGGAACGATCAGCTGTAAGGACTAGAAGGATGGACGCATATGCCTTCTCGACAAATCTACTGTCCGAACATGCTTTATCGAGAATCATTCTGATGTACAACAATCGTTCGAGTGATGGTTGTACAGGATCTGATTCAAGCAATGTTGGACTGAATGGATCCATGTATCGGGGTTTAACTGCTTGCATCTCATTACTCCATTACAACAATGAGCCGGGAAATTAATCCCGGCCCATCATTGAATTGAAAGTTACTTCGGCTCGGGAGTTTCGGGAAGTTCGTTATCGGGAACGAGAATCATCCCTGCTCCACACAACCACTTTACAACGAACTTCTTACCTGGTCTGATTGGAAGATCGTTACCGACTTCCGGCTGATCACCTGGTAGTTCATTGGATGGACGCGTGGGATCGAATGGAAACACGGGAAGCAAACTGATGTGACCACCACCCGGCAGACCTTGTGATGGATACACAGGAACTCCCGGCAATCCCTGAGATGGATATACTGGCTGACCCGGCAGACTATTGTCCGGAACATTAGCCGGACCCTGATCAACGAATGTAATGACGGCCCATCGACTTGTTGCCATGTAACTACTCCTGTACGTGAATTACTTCGAAGGAACGCTCATCACGGAATTGTGGAGCGTACAGAACAAATTGAGTGATAGGTTTATCTGGATTATCAGACTGAACCTTATCAGGCTCCAAGTCTTTAATGATTCCAGACATATTCTTTGCAATGACTGATAGGTCTTTTGCATCAGTGTAATCTAATTTCTCTTGAGTGATTGCATTCAATGCGCCATTCAGTGTCTTACTCGCTCGTTTAATTGCTCTTGCTCTGGATTTATTGATATGATTGATTATGGATGGCTTCTGCTCGCCATAGCTCGCAGTAGAAGTACTACCGTTTGCATAAGCACTTACTGAAGCAGGAGATATGTCAAACATTTTAGCGAGGCCGAGAGCGGATTGTCTGCCGTTGAGTAGATGTTCTTCTGCTATGATTTGACGTAATGAATCAGGGACATTAACGTCACCTTCTTTACGTCCCTTCTTTTCCATCTCTACAATCTCGGGAATGACAGAAGATGGAACCACTTTCTTAGGAGTAGATATCTTCTCCAATTCACGCGCGAGATCATCGTCTGATACAATTCCTATAGCCATACAAGTATCCATCTTGGATTAGAAACGATGTAATGACCAGATGTAATGTTGGACAGAGGTCGCCTGTCGGTTCTAATTCTGAATCGGGGAGGTTGAAATTGTCAAGCCGATCTAACCCCTTCTGTTTCAACGACTTGCAGGCCGAGGCGGTTTGACAACTTTACACGGATGTGCTAGAATCCTAGACATGTTGACCAATTATGAGTTGAGACTTACTACTACTAAATTCTTTGGGAGTTTTCCCGATATAATTGATTTACGTAAGTTAAGAAAGATTAGTAAACATCTAAAACGTAATGATAAATTTTCTATTCATGATGTTCAAACTAAATCTTTCAAAAAGAATTTATTGGTCAGGCTTTATTATAAATTAAATATTGATAAAGAAAAAGGATGTTGGATAAAAGATGATTGGTCTGATTACAGAGCAATAACAGAGGGAATAGGTCATCGTATATCCTATAAGTTATTCAATGGAACCATATCTTCAGGTATGTTCATTTGTCATCATTGTGATCGTAGAGGATGCGTGAATCCATTTCATTTATTTGAAGGAACACATATTGATAATATGAATGATCATATAATTAAGAATGGTAAATCTTTACCACATAATCCTGAACGATTAAAACAGATATTGGATATACTATATAAAGACAAGATGAGACTCAAGATATGAGACTCTATTTTCAGTTTTATCCCCCGACATTCATACATTTTTATTCCCCGACATTCTATTTCAACCAAGCCCCCCGGCCACGTTGCGGAGAGGCTCATTCCACAGGCCGTGCCGGGGGGCTGACCTACCGACCGGTCGGCCGGGAAAAAAACTTCGCGGGGCTTCATCTTTTTTGAAGATAGTTGTTGCACAGGCTCTGACCTGTGGTATCCTTATCAAGTCGGACGGAGAGCGCAGCAAGCCGCAAGGCAAGCACAAGTCGCAGCAGCCGGACGACCAAAGATACCCGGACGGTCGGAACCCGATAGTCCGAGACCGAGAATGAGGAATGGTTCCTCAGAGCGTAAACCAGAGGATAGTGAGATTACATCATGAAAAAGCAGACCGGAAAGAGCACCGCAAACAACGCCTACGGTCAAGCGTTGGCTACTCCCATCAACTACGGTTTCGACTGGGAAGATTTCGAGACGCCGGAGGAAGTCAAGGCGGCAGGTGAGTGGCCGAAGGATACGGACGTTGTCAAATACGTCAACGTAGACCGTAAGGCCAACGCGCGACAGAAGGCGTTGCAGGCTGCACTGGACGCTGCTGGCATCATCAAGCCAACGCTGGAGAACGATGAGCAGCTGCGTCTCCGCGAGATGTTCAAAGTGCTGATGTCCAGCAAGCGTTACACCGAGGAGGCTGCGCGTGAGATGGCAGCCAATACGCTCGGCATCGCGTGGGCTGAGTAATCACTACATGGGGCGGTCAATACGACGCCCCATCTTTTCCTTACTGATTCAGACTGGAGTTTACATCATGTATCGTATCACTTGGAAGAACCACAACGGCGTCAACAAATCCCTGAACCTGCATAGCATCAAGAACGTCCAATTGTGTCTTGATACGCTTACACGCGAGGGGCACCGGGCCGAGGTAACGCGCATCACTCCCCGGCGCGTCCGGGAAATCGTCATCGTGTTTGACGGTCACGGCAGGTAATCCCGCAAGGGCCAGGACACCCACTGGCCCATCCCTCCCCGCAACCTTTCCTTCCTTACTTGTAATCAGGGACTAGCCCTGATTGCTGTGCGACCTATTCTCCTGATTGCTGTGCGTGTTCCTGCTAACGCAGGACTGGGTATTGCTGTGCGAGTACCTTATTACATGTTTTTATTACATAGTTTTATTATATGTAATCTACATAGGGGAGAGGGAGGGTAGAGAGAGTGAGAGTCTCCCCACCTCTAGCCCACCCTCTCCCCACCTTCCGCCCACCATACACCCTTTTATTATTCCCTTCTTCTTCTTATATATCATTTTTTTTTTTTTAGAGGAGGGGAAAGATGTAAGGTGGTCGGATGGGGCTTGACACGGGACGCGGAACCGGGTATACTCTCCCTGTCCCTTCCCCCTCCCTCCCCAGGGATTACATGTAAGG